TAACTGGTCTTGTTATAGCTGACATGATACGCATCCTTCCATTTCTGTTCCTTCTAGTGCATTCTGTCTAATGCGAATGTAGTAAATTGTTTTGATACCCTTTTTCCATGCGTAAATCTGTGCTTTGTTTACATCACGAGTAGTAGCAGTATCCTTAAAGAACAGTGTCAGCGACAGTCCCTGGTCAATGTGCTGCGTTGCTGCAGCATAAACATCAATAACCTTTTCTGGACCAATCTCGTATGCATCCTCAAAGTACTTGCGGTTGTCGTTAGTTAGGTATGGTGCTGGATAGTAAACACGACCAAGCTTTCCTTCTTTACGAATCTCAATCTGAGAAGCGATAGGATGAATAGAGCTAGTACTATTATTAATGTAGCTAATTGATCCTGTAGGTGGGACTGCCTGTAGGTTCTGATTATAGATACCGTGCTCCATTACGGAAGCCTTTAGTTCTTCCCAGTCCTTCTTTTTAGGAATACGAATCTTTGCATCCTTAAAAATTTGTGCAACCTTTTCTGTTGCTGGCTCCCACTTCTGTTGGATATATTTATCAAAGAAAGAACCATCTGCATACTTAGACCTTTTAAAACCATCAAATGGTGAGCCAGTCTCAATAGCAATCTTGTTAGATGCTTTTAGGGCATAGTACAATACTGTCAAGAAGTAGATGTTAGTGAAGTCAATTGACTCTTCATTACCATAAAACATTTCTTCCTTGCCAAAGTATCCATGTAGGTTCATCTGACCCAGGCCAATGGCACGAGACTTCTTGTTGCCTTCAGCTACTGACATTACAGAATCAATGTAAGATTGCTCAGATACAGAAGTAAGTGAGCGAATAGCAACCTCAATAGTCTTTCCAAAGTCTGGAGACTCCATAGCCTTGGCAATGTTTAGTGATCCAAGATTACAAGAAATGTCCTTGCCAATCTTCTTATAGGACATGTCGTTATTGTATGTTGTAGGAGTGTTGACCTGCAGGATCTCAGAGCAGAGGTTAGACATGTTGATGCGGCCATCAATTGGGTTTTCCTTATTTACAGTGTCTTCATAAACAATGTAAGGATAGCCAGACTCAAACTGTAGCTCTGCAATCTTTTCAAATAGTTCACGTGCTTTAATCTTAGACTTACGAATACGTGGATCATCAACCATTTCCTGATACATTTCTGTAACAGAGATATCGCTCATTGGCTTTCCATATACTCTCTCTACATCGTATGGTGAGAATAGGTACATGTCCTCATTAGTCTTGGCAAGTTCAATAGTGATGTCTGGAATTACTACCCCCAAGCTTAGGGTCTTGATACGAGTCTTTTCATCAGCATTTTCCTTCTTAGTATCTAGAAACTTCATGATGTCTGGGTGGTGAGCGTTTAGGTAAACCGCACCTGCACCCTGACGAGCACCAAGCTGGTTGGCGTAGGAGAATGCATCCTCAAGCATCTTCATGACTGGGATTACACCAGAAGACTGGTTCTCAATCTTTTTAATTGGTGCTCCATGCTCACGAACGTTTGTAAGATTAAGACCCACACCACCACCACGCTTTGACAGCTGTAGAGATGAGGTAACTGCACGTGCAATTGATTCCATATTGTCTTCTACACGTAGCAAGAAACAGGAAACAAATTCTCCACGCTGCTTTTTACCTGCATTAAGAAAGGTTGGTGTTGCTGGCTGGAAACGACCAGAAATGATTTCATCTACTGTGTCTCTTGCAATCTGCTCATCTCCACGTGCAAGCATAAGAGCATTCATTACGACACGATCTTCAAACCTTTCTAGGTAACGCTCTCCATCAAAAGTTTTCAGGGCATAGGATGTATAAAACTTATAGGCTCCAACAAAGGTAGGGAATCTAAACTTGTATGAGTAAGCATGCTTAAACAGCTCTTTAATAAACTCATCTGAATACTGCTTTAGGACAGCCTCGTCGTAGTATTCATTTGACACTAAGTAGTGAAGCTTTTCTTCAATTGAGTGAAAGAATACAGTGTTTAAATTAACATGGTCCAAGAAGTATGCCTTTGCAGCCTGCTTGTCCTTATCAAATTGAATCTTATTATCTGCATCATACAGATTAAGCATTGCGTTTAGCTCATGATAGCTATAGCCATTATTCGTTGTCATACAACATCCTCATTCTTTCTTTTACTTTATGTACGTCTTCTGCTGTGCCAAATATTTCTACCCTGGCTATAACTGGTACCCCAGTTTTTCTAGAAATTAACTCTGCTGCTTTGCAAAAGTTATCCCCAAAGTTTGTGTTTCCAAAACCTACCACCCCACGTAGCAGATCCCTATTTTCTGGAACGTTTAAGAATCTTCTGACTTGTCTGGGAATTGCACTACGTTCGGATCCTCCACCATAAGTTGGTACAAAGAGTATATAAGGAGAAGTGGGAATAGGAATAGTATCCCCAGCCCTAGGATCAATAGGAATCCTAATAGTATTAAAGTTTCCATCAGCTATCTTTTCTACGAATCTTTTTGTATTCCCTGAGTAATTTGAAAAGTAAACTACATCAATAGACAAAACTAAAACCTCTCTGCTCAGGGGATAGACAAGGGGAGAGACCAGAAGCCTCTCCCCAAGTTCTATTTTACCACATTTTTTATTACTTGATTAGCTTAACCTTTTTGGTTGGGTTAGCACGGTTCCACTTGCGAGCAAGCTTGTTGTGCTGCTTCTTAGCTTTTGCTAGTGCTGCTTCTGTTGCAACAAGAGTTGCAGAAAGAAGAGCTACCTGGTCAACCAAGTTTGCAACTGCAATGGTGCTCATTACAGATGTGATTGGCTTTGGCAATCCAACAACAGCAGTTGGAGAAATCTTAGACTCTACCACTGCAGTTCCTGCTACTGCACCTGCAGTAAATGTTGCCTTGTATACCTTGTCAGCTGTTACGTATGATCCAAAGTTACCAACTGTACCAGCACCAACTGCAGCATTAGTAATGCTTGCATTTGTTACTACGTTACCAAAAACGTCAGTGGTAGTTGCAGTTAGCTCAGCAGTACCGCTAAGGTTTGCAACCTTTGGAGCAGTTACGAATAGGTTATACGCTGGACCAGCAGTACCCTTTACGAAGTAAACATTAGTGTTTCCACCAACAGTTACAGAAACAGAGCCAGTTTCAGTGCTGGTTGTGTATACGTAAATGTCTGCAGTTGTTCCAGTACCAGTTGAAACTGATACAGAAGCAGTTCCAGCATCTGCCTTTACAACATCGCTACCAGTTGTAACCTTGGTTACTAGCTTAGCATTAGTTGCAGTAGCAGATACAGTTGAGTTTGTAGCCAAGTTTGTAATGGCAATACGAACTGTGTCAGCTGAATTTACATCGTTGTCTGATGGGACAGGAATAGCAATTGCAGTTGCAGCAGTTGTTCCACCAGAAGCTGAAGATCCAGCAACTGTTAGTGCAAAGGTTGATGCGTTAGCAGGACCAGCAACTAGCATGGTTCCTACAAGTGCTACGGCAGAGGCAATAGCAATTAGTGGCTTCTTTAACGAAGTCATATTTATTCTCCTTATTGTTTTTATTAGATTAGATTGAATCTATCCAAAAAGTCACGCACATCATCAGGCATTTCTTTTCTATTAGATTCTAGCATATCTTGCTGTTCCTTGTCAAGTCTTTTTGTAGAATCTGACCAGGTATGAACCTCAACTTCAAGGTTGAGATCTTTTGGCGTGTGGCTAATGGCACCAAAAATAGCACCACAAACGGCATCTGCCAAGTCTTTAGAGCTTTTTCTTGGGTGGTCTACCCTATTGCCCTTCATAATCTTAAGTTCTGTAAGCTCTTCAAATAAAAGATCAATAGCTGGCATAGCCAATCTTTCTTCGTATACAAGCATAGCCATATCTTCATAATGCTTTTTTGCCACAGAAACTGTCTCAGTTTTAATTCCTACTGCCTTTAGCTCATTCTGAATATCAAATGACTGCCAACGGTCAAACGAAACCATTCCAATATTAAAACCCTGTCTTCTTAAATTTTGAATCCATTGCTTAACCTCAGAAAGGTTTACAGGTCCTTCAATCTTTGGCTCCCAGTATACGACTGCATCTACTATAACGATTGGAACTACTTGTTCGTAGTCTTTCATTACTTGAACTGATACCCATTTTTCTACGTGAGCAATTGCTACTGCACACTTGTCATGCTTTTGTGCAAGGTCAGCATGAACGTAATAAACTTTTTCTGGGTCTGGCTTAAAAGCATCTTCAAATCTTTTTGATGAATCAATTGGATTACGAATTGTCATACACGCACGAACTTTATCTCGCTGCTTAAAAAATGCATCAGATGCAAAAGTAGGTACACAAGCAAAGCGTTGCATAGCATCTCCAACGTCTGTATAAAAAGCTAACTTAAAGTCATCAATTTTTCTTGTTGGATTTACAACCCACGTTGGTCTTTTAATTGCAAACATTCCTGGAAACTTGTAAGAAAGAATAGTGTCTTCTTCCCAGCTAATCTCAAAGAAGTTTCCTTCTGCATCTTCTGGCAGATCAGGATTCATAATGAACTTATGTGTCTTTGTTATTACATCTTTTTCTGCAACAACAGCGTCATATCTTTGTGATATAAAGTCTCCTGGAAAACGTGGGAACGATAGCAATGCTACCTTGCCTAGGTCTGGGAATCGTGAGTCTACTGATGCACGGAAAGCTTTATAGATGTTATCTGCTGTTTTACCCTGGTCATTACCAGTACCAATTTCTTGTGCAAATCCTGAGATCTCATCAAGAACTGCTAGGATTAAGTTAAGACCTTCGTGAGATTCTCGCTCAGAGTGTCCTGAGTAAACCGTAATCGCTTTATTAAATTCAATAGACTCAGCCTTAGAATAGTACTTGCCTGCAAACCAAGGCGATTTTTCTATTTTGTTTTTGAAACCTTTGAAGAAAACGTTCTTAGCCTGCTGAGCGTTAATCGCCACGTTAATGATATCAATCGCATCCCCACTTGGCTTTCCAAAGTATTTTGCTGGGTCCTTAAGACAAAGGAGCTTGTATACGATGTAAGAACACGCAACAGTAGACGTAAAATCCTTGCCAGATCCTTTACCAAGCTGAAGAATAATTTCATTCTTTGTGTATTTGTTATAGTATTTTGCACCTTCATCACTTCCCATTATGTCTATCAGATCTTCTTTTCTATAAATCTGACTCATTGCCTCAACAATGTCGTATTGTATATCTGACAAGGGAGGCTGACCTAAAAAGTCTTCGCCCTCAACAAACGTCTTAGCGTCTACTGGAATCTCTTCAAAATTTTCATTCTTTAATGCTTCAAAGAATTCATTAAACATTGTTGTGGACAACTGTAATTACCTCACCCTTCTTGGCTACCTGAGATAGTCTTGACATAATCTTGTCACGAATCTCTGGGTGCTCAGATGCGATGTCTCTAAGAATGTTTACAAGAATTTGTTGCTTCTCTTCAATTGCAATCATCTCTTCTGCAAGCTCCTGGTTTTCCAAAAGGCCTGCTTTTTGTAGCATATCAATACGTGTTTTTTCAATATCCATCACAAGCTTAATGGCACCATTTTTTGCACCTAGATTTGCTGTTGTAGTAGCATCGTCAATAACCTCATATGCTTTGGCGATCAACTTGTTGTAGTGTGTGTCAGCACCAACAAGAGCTTCTTTTGCACGAGCACGAATAGCTGCGTTATCAGCTGCCATTTGCCTCCACTCTTCAATAAGAGCAACAACCTTGGTACGTGGTAAGGCTAGTTCCTTAGAAATCTTTGTAGGGTCATTACCCTTTAGATATTCCTCTACTACCTTGTTTACCTCATCAAGATGCTTGATGAGTTGTTCTTCAGTCGTTGACACGCTTGGCTCTCTTTCCCTTTTGCGGTATACGTTTAATTTTATCAGATTTAAAGCTTCTAAGTACCCCGCTTTGACCACGGGATATCTCAAAACAATCTACCCACTCAGTGCCAGTCTCAAGGTTCTTAGTAAGGCTATAGAACTTAAACTTAGAACCATACTCACCTTTTACCTTAATTAGATCCCACTGATTAATGGTAAATCCATCAATGCTCATCTCTGTTGTTCTAAGAAATTTTGTTGGAGCTGCCTCTGATTTGACTGTCTTTTTCATCGCTTTGACTTTCTCAATCCAAACTTAGCCAGGTACACGTAAATAGTTTCAAGGCTAGTGCCACACTCTTTAGCAATCTGCTCTGGAGTTTTCTTGTCCATTACATATCGCTTGCGTAGCCAAGCCTCATTCGCATAAAGTTTAACAGCCATAATTTATTTTGTCAACTTTCCCCAGTTGTGGATAGCCCAATGTCCTATTCCAATAGCGTCAGCTACGTCATTATCACTAACAGCTACATCATAGTTAATATTAACAAAGTTAATAGTTTTTTGCTTTCTTGATTCACGCTCAAAGTTTTTATACCATGACTCAGACTTGCCAGGGTTTTCTTTGCGGATCAAAAGCTTACCATCTTTTGTAATTTTTCCATTGCCAATAAAGCTTTGCCAGCTAATTGGGTTTACAGCTCCTGCAACTTTGATACCTGCAATTCCTGCTGCACCTAACATTGCACCCTGGACTAACGCAAGATCTGCAGCTGTCTTAGGACTATTAATAAATACTGTGTGCTCAATTACAATTGAATCAATTTCAAACTGCTTAAATAGTGCCAGAGTTTTACGAGCTGCATCTTTAACCTTGGCATATGTATTAGTACCTTGAAAAGTAATTTTGCCAAACTGCTTTAAAGAGTCTCCAGAAAAAATAGCAAAGGCAAGACTGTTAGTACTTGCATCAATAGAACAAATTGTGTCAGGCTTGTTATTGCTTAGTATTGTCTTCATAGTCATGCATGAACGCCTTAATCTCTTTTATTCTTTTGTTTACTTCTTTTTTATTTATGTGACAAGAGTTGCAGAGAGTGTGGGTGTTGTAAATTGAAAGCTTTGTCCCACATCTCCCAGCACACATTCTTACCTTGCCACTATTCTTTTTTCTTCTATTCTCTTTGTGCTTCTCAACAATTTTTTCTTTTGTTGCATCTTCACGACAAGAAGGTGAGCAGTATATTTGGTATGGTACATTTGCTGCAAAATAATTACTGCACCAATTACATTGTTTCAACTAGTGCCTCCAGGGATTTAATCTTCACAGACCCAACCCCTGCATCAGCACATACCTTTGAAATTGGACAAGTCTTACAGATCTTTGAATTAGCTCTGTAGTTTTTTGTTGGTAAGGTTTTGTCTACCCACGCCTTACGAACATCTCTCATCCACTGGAATGCATTCTCTACCCATTGTCTGTAGTAATCATTTACCTCAACAGGAAGAATCAACAAGTCGTGATTGTTCTTGTTTTCATAAATGAGAACTGCTTTTGCCTTCTTAAGAATCTTCATGTAAATAAGAAGCTGAACTAGGTGGCCAGTCTTTGGCTTACCAACCTTCTTACGATACTCAAAGCCTTCCATAGGCATAGTCTTTATTTCACCAAGAAGCTCTTCGCCTTCCCAGTTAATAACCACATCTCCAAACCCAAAGATTGGGGGATCATTGTAAGTTACTTTAAACTCTGAATCAACAAGAAAGTCTGGAACGTTTCCCATAGCTTCTTGGATTCTTTCGTGAGACTTTGTACCAGCAGTCATATTTGCTCCGCCATAAGCGTCTGCATTATCTTCAAAAACGGCACCTTCAAACGCTAGGTACCAGTATCTAGGACACTCTCCATGAGAGTATGCAATTGTGCTTGGAGCAAAGGTTTTCTTTTGTGTAAACTTGTCTACACGATTAATTGTGTAACCAGAGTTAATCTTTTGTATCAATGCATCAGCATCCATAAATGATTTCTTCTCTGATATTTTTTTAATCATAACTTCTTGTAAAAAATTTTTAGCCATTATTATTATTCTTTTCTCTTAGAGTTCTATTATACACTAGCGTGTAATATATTTCAAGGCAGATACTAGGCTATTTATAGACTCTGCTGCGGTGTAATAAAGGTTTTTCTTGCCACGATCTGACTTGTCCACATTGGCCATCCAGGTGGCTTTGAACGCCATTTTAGCTGCAATTGCTTGCAGTCTTACAATCTCAATGGTTGCAACATTAAGAGGAATGTCAGGCTTAATAATAACCTTAGCAATAAAGGTAAGTGCCTGGGTTAACTCTTCGTCCTGCATGTATTCAGCAATCTCTACCAAACCATTAACCATCTCTATTGTTGTTTTGTCTTGTTCCATTATTGTTCTCCTATTAATTGTTCTAGTATTCCTAATTCTATGATTGCAAGTCTTGTCTTTGGGCTACCCTCGCCAAGCACCACAACGATTGCTGGATCTTTACCATTTTTAATAGCGTCAGTAGTTGCTTTGGCCCACACATCTTTGTTTAGGGTAAATGACTTGCCAACTTCCTTAAAGTCTATAACAAAGCTTTCCCAAGACGCATCTCCCTTTTTGGTATTACGACCAGAGTTTTTGTGCTGCTTAGCACCCAAACGTTTACTCTCAGACTTTTCTGTCATCAAACTTTCGCTTTCTCTTTTTATCAATGTTGACTCTAGAAACATGCTTTCTAGAACATTGCCAAGTAAGATCTAAAGTGTCGTACCACAATCTTAGTTGCGTTACTTCTTCTTTGCATCTTTGGCAAATAAATATTCCAGGGTATGTAGAAAAAGCCCTGTTATTCTGCTGAGTCAATACCGTCTACCTTATCTCTAATAGACTGCTGTAACTCAAGGTCTTCACGAACACGATTGATAAAGCCATCTCTACCTTGTACCTTAGAACCGTCAGGTAGGATATACCAAGCCCCTGTGCGTTCTACAATACCCATTAGCTCCGCTGTATCCACAAGATCAGCGATAATATCAATGCCAACCAAAGGACCTCTAAAATAGAAATCATATTCCCCACTTTGAAAAGCAGGACTCGTTTTACTAAATTGAATTTCCCAGCGTACTTTTCTACCAACCTTTTCCTCAATGAGTTTGTCTCCCACAGGAATCTTACCCTTGATCGCTTGGTTATCAGACTCAGAGCTAAATAGTTTAACGACGGTTGAAGAGTAAAACTTAGTAGCTTGCCCACCTGACGGCTGTTGACTTGTATACATTGCACTAATGTTATTACGTGACTGACTAATGAGGACAAGCATCGTAGGCTTGACCTTGTTATTTGCATAGTTGAGCATTTTCCACGCATTACTAAAGTCTCGTGACTCTGCTCCAATTTGCTTAGTATTTTCCAGTTCTTTGAGTTCATCAGTTCCTTTTTCAAAATAGATTGCTGGTAGCAATGATGTAATAGAGTCTATCACAATCATGTCTACGCCAGCGTTCATTAGACTTGTTCCAACCTCTACCATCTCATTAATAGTTCTTGCTTGGGATACGATTAGATTATCTGTATCTACCCCAAGTCTTTTAGCCCACTCTTCAGAGTATGACATCTCAGCATCAATCCAAGCACAAAGCTTTCCTTCTTGCTGTGCAAGACCAATCATTTGTAAACACAAAGAGGACTTAGCACTTGACTTACTGCCCCAAATTAAAACCTGTCTACCATATGGTAGCCCACCATTCAAGGCACGGTTTAAGCCTGGGCTTGGTGTTTTCTGGTAATCTGTTTTAAACCCTGCACCAGTAGATAATCTTTTCCTTAGCTTTGGATCTAGCGTTGCAAAAGCTTCTTCAATAGTTGTCATTAGTCTACCAATCCTGAAATCTTGTCTGGGTTAAAACCAGCCCACGCATCATCTTCTGTGATTACTACAGGAGCTGACTTAAAGCCCTTGGCAATTAGCATGTCAAATGCCTCTGTGTCAACTGTTATGTCTACAGTGTTGTATTCAATTTTTAACTTGTCCATCATTCTTTTTGTTGCATCGCACTGTACGCACGAGGGCTTTGTGTATACCGTTACCATTATTCTACGTCCTCCATAATTACCGTTCCATCTTTTGTTTTACCAAAAGAAAATTTATATGCATGTCCTTCTTCAATCTTCATGTATGCTCTAGCAAAAGATGTGGGGAATACTGTGACTGAATGCAGTTTGCGATCAGTGTCAGCCAGAACTAGAGATGCCATCTTTTTTCCAGCCTTTGTAATTCTTGGCTTAAAAGAAACAACAAATAGCTCATCATCTTTGTATGGAAGCTGGCGATAATTAAGAATCTTTACAAGTCCAGACTCAGAACCTCTAGTCTCGTCAGCAGGGATGGCAGTAACAATGCGATTATCACTGCACAAAAGAATGTAGGTCTTACCAGATTCAATAGCTGTTTGCTCATCATCAAAAATGCCTACGCTTCCAGTTTTATCAAGTATCTCAACACGTGACCAACCCTTGCCACGCTTAATTGATTTAATCATTCCCATAAGAATGAATGCACCCTTTTCCTCAAAGTCACAAACTTCATCCATGAAAGCATAGTAATGTTGTGGCACAGAAGTTTGAAACTCTGGAAGGTTTAAGTACTCGTATAGGTTTTGACGGATCTCTTCATCATTACGTGGGTTATCAGTAAAGGTTGCTCCACCTACAGCCCTAAGAGCTGCAAGAGCACGACTGTTTACACCACTGCCTTTTGTAAAGGTAAACTCTTCTAGGTGCTTGTAGTCTCTAAATGGACGTGCAGCCATGTACTTGTTGGCAATGTTGTCGCTAATGTACTTAATTGCAGTTAGTCCAAATCTAATTCCCTTGCCCTCAATTTTAAAGTCAGCATCAGAGTCATTGATGTGAGGTAGCTTTACCTTAATGTTCATACGCTTTGCCTCAATAAGATATTCTGTACGAGCATCTTTGTCGCTCTCATTTTTTAAGATGGCAAACATAAACTCTAGAGGATAATAATACTTTAACCAAGCAGTCCAGTAAGACAAGGTTGAGTAGGCTACGGCGTGAGACTTGTTAAACGAATAACCTGCGTGAGCTTCAAAGTCATGCCACAAATCTTTTGCATCGTTGGGTGACAAGAACTTTGATGCGCCTTCAACAAACTTATCCTTAAATCTATCAAACTCTTTGGCATCCTTTTTCTTACCAATGATCTTACGAACTTGGTCAGCTTCTGCCATAGTCATTCCACCTAGTTCTGTACAGGCCTGCATAACTTGCTCCTGATACAAGATACATCCATAGGTTTCTTGAGTAAAAGCTTTCATTACTTGGTGGTGATAAGAAATGTTCTGCTTGCCATGCTTACGAGCAATGTAATCCTTACCAATAGTATTCATAGCACCTGGACGAACTAGTGCGTTAGATGCAGCAAGCTCTGCAAAGTTTTTAACACCCATTTTAACAAGTAGGTTAGTATATGGTGTAGCTTCACATTGGAACACACCCTTTGTATATCCATCAGAAAGCATGCGATAAACGTTAGCATCTTCCATATTAATATTATGAAGGTCAACCTTGTTGCCATTGCGTTCTTCAACAATCCTAAGAGTATCTTGGATAACAGACAGAGTCTTTAAACCTAGAGCATCAATCTTAATTAGACCAATGCGCTCTGCTTCTGCCATGTCTACTGCTACAACTGGGATACGTTCTTTTGTTCCTGGTGCCGTGCGAGTTTCCATAGGAGCAAACTTAAAGATTGGTTGCTTAGAAGTTACAACACCAGCTGCGTGAATACCTGTGCCACGAATACGACCACGCAACTGTTCTCCATACTTTTCAATTTCTGGATACTTTTCACGGAACCATTCAGCCTGTTTAGAGTTGCAGTAGTCATCCCAAGTGTCAACAACTTTCATAACCTTGTTAACGTCAACAAGTGGAATATTCAGTACACGAGCAATGTCACGAACAACACCCTTGTCTTTAAAGGTAAGAAAGGTTGCGATAGAGGCTACATGCTTGTACTGTCTAACCAAGTAGTCTTTTACTTCATCACGACGGTTGTCTTGAATATCTGTATCAATATCTGGGAAGTCATTACGTTCTGGGTTGATAAAACGGAAGAACAAAAGTCCATGCTTAATAGGATCAATGTCAGTAATTCCTAGGGCATAGCAAAGAAGAGAGCCTGCAGCAGAACCACGTCCTGGGCCAACCAAAATGTTTTCTTTCTTTGCCCAAGCAATCATAGAACGAACCACCAAAAAGTAAGGCCCAAAGTTTTTATTTTCAATAACCTTCATCTCTTCTTCAATGCGGTCTAGATATACTTGATCCTTGTCTAGACCCATTGAGGCTAGGCCTTCTAGTGCAAGAGTTCTTAGCTCTGCATTAGGGTTCATGTACTGCACTGGAAGAAGGTCTTGGTAATCCTGAATGTCGTAGTCTTCTATTTTGTTTACGATATCCAGAGTTGCTTGATACATGTCTTCACGATCAATGCCCTGCTTGCCCATTGCTGCTTTCATTTCTTCATAAGAAAGCAAGTGAATCTCAAAATCTTTAAACGACATTTGACGGTCTGCGCCATACAAGTAATCTAAACGATCCATTAGGTTGTCGTGCTTACAAGACTTTTCATAAGTGACATCTTTTTCAGTCTTGTTGGAGTATGAGTTAAGAATAAGCTTTAGCTCTTGGATCTCTGCCTGTGATGGGTCAGAGTGGTGGCAGTCTGGAGTAACTACTGGAGTTATGCCAAACTCATCTGCTAGATCAAGAATAGTTTTATTAATCTCTGGTGGGTTGTGTGGCATTACCTCTAGGTAATAGTCATCACCAAAAGTATCCTTACACCATTTGATATGCTCTTTTGCATAAGCAAGTTCGTCTGCTTCAATTGCTTTAGCCAATACTCCAGACAAACATCCAGAGGTAATGATTAGGCCCTCTTTGTATTGCTCTAGAATTTCCCAGTCAATACGTGGCTTCTTATAAAAACCTTCTGTCCAGGCAATCTCATTTAGCTTGTTTAGATTTTCCAAACCTTTCTTGTTTTTAGCAAGAATGATTAAGTGGTTGTAATTAAGATCTAAGGGGTCGTTCTTTTCTTTTTTATCTGTGTGGTCAAAGCGGTCTTTGGTTATGTACCCTTCAATTCCAAGGATTGGCTTGATGCCTTTTTCTTTAGCAGCACGATACATTTCACGATGTCCAGATAACGAACCGTGGTCAGTAATAGCGATAGCTGGCATACCTAGCTCAGCTGCACGGTCTACGTACTCCTGTGGTGTAGCAATTCCATCAAATAGACTGTAGTGTGTGTGAACGTGTAGTCCTGCGTAATTCATTAAGTTCTTTCTTATATTGTAGTATTGGTTGTTTGTGTATGATTATGCTTGAAGTGGGGGCAGACCTAGCTACCCCCACAAAAGCATCTTACCAGTCTGCGTTGCTTGTGGTTGAAGCACCTGGGCCATCAAAGCCTAGGTAAAAGCTTTCCTGCTCTGCATAAGGGACGTGGCGAACAACCTTGTCTAGATTAAATGGCTCAATGCCACTCCAGTCAAATGGCTCTGTGTCTGGTGCGGTTGGAATTAGAGTGTAGTTAGTTTCAATACCCTGTCCATTACGCTTCAGTTTCCACTGTAGATTTGAGATTGATCCAGTCTCTAGCGCATATTCACGAATTGTGTCAAATGCTGACTGCTTAGAGATACCCTGAGACCATACGGCAACATAAGGTGGCTCTAGACCATCGTCAATAATTACGTTGCAGTAGAAACGAAGACGAGCTCTCCAGCCAGCCTTTGGGTCCTTGCGGTGCATCTCTTCAGCCCAGTCACGGCCCTCAGTGTCCATGGTATCCAAAGCCTTACGCTTGTAGTCTTTTGGATTTGTGTGTTCTTTAACAACAATAGCTAGACCACGCTTTGG